ACGCGCTTGCCCAGCTTGTAGGTCGGCACCGGGAACCGCTGTTCCGAGATGGCATTGCGCGCTGACCCCAGCGTCATGCCGAACAGTTCAGCCACCTCTTTCAGACCAAGCCACGGGCGTTCCATCAGTGTTCCTCTTTGGGGTTCCGCAGCTGCCGCAGTTCGGTGCTGCCTAACATCAGCTTCGCCTTGGCGCGCTTGACCACGATCTCAACGCCGCTGCCGGTGCGGGTGCCGTGGCGCAGGGCGGCCTCTGGCGGGATGTCATACATCTCGAGCGACAGCGACGGCTCATCGGACAGGATCACCCCGTGCCAGCGGGCGTTCAGGTTCGCCGGGAAGACGAATCGGAACTCACCGCGGGCCAGCGGCTCGCCCATCCGGGCAAGGATTGCCAGCTGGGTGCCGTGCTTGATGGCGAAGATGTCGACACGGTCCTCGGCGGCCGGGATGGCGACGTGGTAGCCGGCCAGCAGCAGATAGGACATGGCCCCGTACACCGCTGCGTCGCCTCTGAGCGCCGCCTGGCGCTTGTCGGCGATCTCCAGCGGGCTGGTGCCTAACTGGAGCCACACCGGGTCCACGCCCAGCACCTTGGCCAGATCTCCGATCTTGTCAGGGCGGGGCAGGCTCTCGCCCACCAGCCACTTTCTGACGGCCTCTTGGGTCACCTTCAGCTTCTTGGCGAGGTAGACCTGTCGGCCTCTGCCGTGTTCCGGCACGATGGGGCTTTCGTCACACGCTTGGGTCAGCCGCTTTGCGAACTCCATGGTCAGCAACACTCCTGCACTGCCAGCTATAGAAACAAGTATTGGTTGTATCATCGGTCACTTCTTCAATTTCTGCAAGTTCTTCACTGCCTCCAACAGGTCTTGCTGCGTTGCATCTTTTTTAGCCAAGGTGGCATAGACCGCGTCATCCACAGTGCCGGTCGCGAGTAGGTGGTAGACCAGCACTGGCTTTTCCTGCCCTTGGCGGTGGAGCCGGCCGTTGAACTGCGAGTACAGTTCAAGGCTCCACGGCAAACCGAACCAGACAATCGTGCGCCCTCCGTGCTGCAAATTAAGGCCATGCCCCGCGCTGGCTGGATGAGCCAGCAGCATCGGGATCTTTCCGGCGTTCCAGTGATCTATCGTGGCGGGGTCTTTGCCCAGAGCCACGGCGTGAGGGAACCTTGCCTGCAAACGAGCCAGGTCAGACTTGAACTGGTATGCGACGAGAATAGGCTCGTCGGTCTGCTCTGCTATTTCAGCCAGGGCGTCCAGCTTGTCGTCTTGGATGACTTCCCAGCCGCCTTCGTCGAGGTACATCGCGCCGTTGCACAGCTGAAGCAGTTTGTTGGCCTGCACGGCTGCGTTGACGGCGGTGATCTCCCCGCTCTCCAGACTGAGAATAAACTCGGCCTGAAGTGTTTTATATTGCGTGACCACTTTTGGTGCGAGCGTGATGCCGATCACACTGTCGACGCGATCTGGAACGGACAGGTAATCGTCTGCTTTCATCCTGAGTGCGATGTCCGCTACGGCGCCGTGGAGCTTGCCGATCCGTTCAGGCTTGACTTCCCACTGGTTCCACTGCGGATTACCGACCTGGCGGCAGAACTTTTCCAGAAACACACCCTTGGTCTTGCCGAGCCGTTCACCGCGGTCGAGCAGATAGATCTGCGGCCAGATGTCGATCAGGTTGTTGGCGGCTGGCGTGGCGGTGAGTTCGACCACGCGCTTGATCTTGGGCAGGACTGAGCGCAGAGCGCGCCACCGCTTGGCCTGCGTCGACTTGAAGGCAGAGGACTCGTCGATCACGACCATGTCGTAGGGCCACTTCTGGCCCCAGAACTGGACGAGCCACGGCACCATCTCGCGATTGATGATCGTCAGTTCAAAGTCGAGACACTTGGCCCGCGCCTCGCGCACCTTGGCGCTGACGCCAGCGAGTTGGTTGACCTCGAGGTGCTTCAGGTGGCGCCATTGGCGGATCTCGTTCGGCCAGGTCGACAGCGCCACGCGCAGCGGGCCGATGACTAGCGCGCGTTGCACCTGTTTGCTGGCAGTCAGATCGGCGATGGCCGTGAGCGTCGACACCGTCTTGCCGAGGCCCATGTCGAGCCAGAGCGCGCAGCCCGGTGTGTCCTTGATGAAGTCGACGGCTTGGGCCTGGTAGGCGTGGAGATCAGAGCGAGAGAGCATCGACGGCGCTTTCAACGGAATCGCAGACGTGGACGATCATGAATTGCTCGCGCAGCTTCTTGATCGTGTGCGCTTGCAGCTGCGTCGGCTTCTTGCCGGGGGCCTTGAACTCGATGAACACGATGGTGCCGTCCTTGATGAAGATCCGGTCAGGGACACCGCGCACCGATGGCGACACCCACTTGAACACCAACCAGCCGTGCTTCTTGGCCAGATCGACGACCTTCTTCTCGATGTCCTTCTCGCGGATCACTTACGGTACCTTTCGCATTCAAACCCCTCTGCATCCATCGGCAAGCCGGCGGCCCAGTCGGGCAGTTCACACATGGTTGCTTCCATCTCGGCCAGTGAGCCACTGCCTATCGGCATCTCGCAGATCACTTCGTCATGAATAGACGCGACGGTCTGATAACCCTTGGCCTCGAGCCGCAGCATCGCCTCGGCCAGCAGATCGCGCGCGACGGCCTGGGTGACGTTCTCGCAGAGCTTTCCGCCATAGGTGTTCAGCTGCGCCCAGCGCCCGCCCAACTTGCTGTCCGTACCCCAGAACTCGAGGCCATCGGAGCCGTTGCGCGGCTGGTAGTAAGCCAGCCGGCGGCCGCTGGGCAGCTTGGCGAACAGGAAGTCGCCGACGACGCGGAAGGTGATCGGCCCAGCCTCAAAGTCGTGGCCTTTGTGCCGCACCGCGTTCGTCGCAGCCGCCTCGAGCGCGTACCAGAACCGCACGATCTTCGGGTGGGCCTTGCGCCACTTCACCTTGATCTCGTCGGCCGCTTTATCCTCGATCTCGACGCGGTAGGCCTTGGCCATCGTCTGGAACGCGCCAACGCCGCCCTGGTAGCCCAGCGCCAGCACGGCGACCTTGCCGATTTGGCGTTCGTCCTTGTCCTTCGGCGTGATCTTGCGCCCGTAGATCCCGGTGGCCGCGTGGCAGTAGATGTCACCGCCGTTGCGAAACACGTCGAGCGGCCCCTGCTCGTCGGCCAGCCACGCGAGGACGCGCGCTTCGATGGCGCTGAAGTCCGATACGAGCAGGCGGTTACCCTTGGCCGGCACGATCATGCCGCGCAGGCACGACGACAGCGCCGCCATCGGGTCGCCGTACAGCGCCTCGATCAGGTCGGGGTCTTGGTGCCTGAACAGCTTGATGCAGTTGTCGGTATCGCCGAAGGCAGGGCGCGGAAGGTTCTGCGGCTGGAAGCCGCGACCGGCCCAGCGGCCAGTCTGCGCGCCGTGGTACGCGAACACGCCGCGAGCGCGGTGGTCGCGGTCGGACGCGAGGTTCTGCATGGCGGCGTACTTCGACGTGGACGCCTTGCCCATCGTCTGGCGGATCTCCAGCACCTGGCGCACATCGTCGGGCAGGGCAGGGTCGGCCAGAGCCTCAAGCACCGCGCTCTTGTCGTAGCCGGTGAGGGTGTAGCCGCGTGACTGCGCCCACGCCATCACCCTGGCCCGTGAGCCGACATCCGGCAACACGCCGCCGCTGATCTCCTGCGCGCGGGCGTTGAGCGTCTCGGCCGTCCTGAAGATCAGGTTGATGGCGTGGTCGACACTGGCCGCGTCGATGCCCAGCCCGCGCCAGTTGATCTCCTGATCGAGCAGCCAGACTTGGCGCTCGCGCTCCGACATCGGCTTGTAAGGTGTCAAGTGACGCTTGACGGCTCGCTCAGTCTCAACGTCCTGCTTGCAGTAATCGTAAAGCTCGTCGAGCAGATGCTGGTCGCGCCGACGCTCGCCACGGTAGGGCTTGCACAGGCGCTGGATCAGGTAGCGGCCACGGGTGTCTTTCTGTTCGACCAGATTCAACACCTCGGCGCACTGGCCTAGCGAGCGCGGCAGCGCGAGGGTGGCTGCAAGCGCGGCGGTGTCGTTCCACACTTCTGGGATAAAATCGACGGGGAACCGGCCAGCCGCGAATTGGTGGTGCCACACCGCGCGTTCAAACGCGGCATTCCACGCCCAGAGCGATAAATCGTCGGCGTTTACCGCTTCAATAAGCTCTTCTGGAAACGCTTGGCCAGGCACCCACAACTGCGGGTCTTCGTCGTCGATGGCCCACGCCATGCAGATGACTTCGGTCGAGGGGTGGGCGGCATAGTTGTAACCGCCGGCTGTCTTGATGTCACATTCGGAATATGTTTCAAAGTCGATGCTGATCTGCACTGTTCAATCTTTCTCTGCGCCAAGTTCGCGAAGCACCTTGCGGAGATCGCCGATCTTGTTTTGGGTAGCTCTGTGGTCAGATGCCGTCAGGGACATCGCGATGAAGCGGCTTCCTTTCTCGGTTTCGATGTTAAGGCGTTGGTGCCTGCCGCCCATCTCAAAACGGTGGCCAATGACGCCAGACCATTTGTCTAGCTCTTTAATGATTTCTTTTTTCGTGCGACGGTCCATGTCTTGCTCCTAAAGGTCAGGGCTGGGGGCGACTTCCAAACTCCCCCAGCCCCTCATTGGTTAGTCGAGGAAAGAGTCGTTATCGTCTTCTTCGATTTCGCCAAACACGTCAGCCGTGACCTTCTTGCCGCCGAACGCATCGCCGTCCTTGACGAACTGGATGGCGTCGAGCGTCGCGTTCACACGCTTGCCCCACTGGTTGTCCTGCGCCCACAGCGAGATCGCTGCGTTGACGTAGCAACCGGCGTAAGGCTTGCCGTCTTCTTCGGCCAGAGGATTCTTCTTCTGGTCGACGATGACAGGGCGCACCTTGGTCGATGCTGATACGAACATCGAACCGTCGTAGCCGTCGTATTCCTTCTCTTCACCGTCGCCGATGCAGACCTTGAGCGACTTCGGCACGTCCTTGCCCCACTTCTCGGTGGCCACGGCCTTCACGGCTTCCTTGACCTTGGCGATCAGGTCAGCCTGGTCGGCCTTGTCGATGAGGAAGTTGGCGTTGAAGCGTGGCTCCTGACCCTGCGCGAACGCCTTTGGCGTCCAGATTTGTGGGAACGAAAGGCGGACGTTCTTCAGCACAATTGCAGTCATTTCACTTTTCCTCGTTGAAAAGATCCACGGCCCCTTCGCCATAGGCGGGCCGAGGATCGGTGTCTGGCGCAAGCGTCGGCTTGCCCCGTGGCTTGACGACGAGACTTGCGATCTCGCCGGCTTTCGCCCTCCCCAGAACCTTCTCGGCCTGAGTGGGGGAAATCAGTTTCTTGGTGTAGATGGCGTCGTTGCCAAGTCCGGCCTCGGCCAGGCAACGCGCAACGAGTGCCTCGTCAGGCTCCCACTGGCGAACGCTGCGGCCCTCGACCAGCTTGTAGCCGGGGATCACACCGCCATGCGCCAGCGTGGTCTGGGCGTACTCCTCGACATCGTTGGCCCACGACTTCAGCAGCGGCAGCTTCGGCAGCAACGCGGCGACCTCTTCGGCCGACATCAGGTGGACCATCGGCACGAAGAGCGGCGCCTCGAGGTCGTCGAAGCGCGACAGCGACAGTTCATAGTTGTGCTTGGCCAGGGCCTTGCACGTCGACCGCGCCTTGCACCACTGGCACGTCTTCTGCCCCGGATTGAACTCGGGCGTCTTGGCTGTCGCCTTCTCGGCTGCGGGCTTCACCACGTCGGCCGCCCAGTTCAGCAGTTCGGACACCGTGATGGTGTATTCGCTGACGTGGTCGAGCCGCGGCTGGTGGATGTGCAGCGCGAAGGTGTCGATCTCGTAGATGTGGCCGTAGGTCTGCCACACGCCGAGGGCGTACATCATTGCCTGCTCGTTCTTGTAGGCGTCGACGCGGACGCCCTGGCCGAACTTCAGGTCGATGACGTGGCACAGGCCATCGCCAATCACGATGGCGTCCGAGGTGCCGAAGCCACCCGGCACCCAGTGCGTGAATTCCACGCGCTGTTCGATCAGCATCGCTTCCATGTTCGGATGCGCGCGGACGCCGCGGACGTAGTCGACATAGTCGGCAACGTGGTGCGCCATGTCGGCGGTGACCTCGACGCCCTCGAGCGTGTCGCCGATCATCTCGGACGGGTGCAGATCCTCGCGCAGGCACCACTCGGCCAGTGCGTGAGCGGCCGTGCCTTCGCGGGCGAACTCGCTGCCCTCGTCGACCAGGTCGGCTTCGAGGATCACGCTGCCAGGGCAGCGCAGCCAGCGGTGGGCAGCGGATGGCCCGAGCTTGGCGTGTGCCGGCTGGGCGTCTTCGAATAGTTCAAGCTGCATTGTCTTGCCTTTCAGCTGAAGTAGACGACGAGAAAGACCAACACCCACAGGACGGCGCTGACCGCGAGGCCGCACATCACACCCCGTGCGGTGCTGAGGTCGTCGTCACTCATTGGCCCACGCCTTCGCGTCGGTGAGCAGGCTGGCGTACTTCGCCGGGGCGACATCGCCGAGCTTCTTCGCGCCGTACTCGGCGAGCAGCTGCTTGGCGGCATCAGCACCCTTGGCCGACGCCAGGTCGGTCATCGCGGCGCGGACCTGTTCGAGGTTGACCTTGGCGGGTTCGGGTTCGGCGTTCTCGGCCTTCTCCATCTTTTCGACGGCCACCAGAAGCGCGGTCAGATCTTCGTGGGCTTTCTCGACCGTCATCTCAATCGCGTGGATGCGGTCGGCTAGTTCTTGGTAAGTCACTTCCCATTCTCCTAGTTGACACTTCGTATCGGCGCGGTCTAACTGTGCGTCGACAACCGACAGTTAGCAACTCACAAAACGGTGTCAAGGAGAAAAAAGATGTTCGAACGTGATGCAAGCAAGGTCCGCGAGGCCGTAGATCGCGTCGGCAAGGAGGTCGCGGGCGGAAGCATTCGCACGCTGGCCGGAATGCTCGACGTGTCCACGCAGGCGATCTACAAGTGGATCCTCCACGGTGTGCCGACCAAGCGCGCTCTCCAGATGTCGATCTGGACCAAGGGCAAAGTGCAGTGGTACGAGCTAGTGCCAGAGGTGCTGGAAGAACTGCGCAACCCGCCGAAGGGAGACGACAAGTGAAGAACTACAACAATCTGATCGACGCGCTGGAACAGCGCGCAGAAGATCTCTCGGACAGGGGCCACAGCGTCGGCCTTGACGTTGTGTTGCTCGAGGACGCAGCCGACGCCATCAAGGTGTTGAGCGGCCAGCGGCACCTCGACCGCCTCTTGTCGAACGGCACCGCCGACCGCCTCGTTGAAACCCTCGACCGTCTGCTGTTCGTCCAGAACGTAATCGATTCCGACCCAGATGTTTCCGTTCAGTGGATATATACCGAGATCGCGTCGCTGTTGTCGGGAGGAAAAGCATGACGCTCAAGAGCGAGATGGATCGGATCCTCGCCGAGGATCGCCAAGCGCAGGAGCGCGCGCGCTGGGGCATGGACGACACCGTCAACTCGCCAGCGCACTACCGCCAGGGTGGTATCGAATGTATCGACGCCATCGAAGCTGCGTTGACGGCTGAAGAGTTCCGTGGCTACTGCAAGGGCAACGCGCTCAAGTACATCTGGCGTGAGCGCCACAAGGGGCAGAACGAATCGCTCCGCAAGGCCCGCTGGTACATCAACCGCGCACTCGGTGAGTGACAAAGAAAAGGCCCCGCGGGTTAGGCGGGGCCTAGTAGGGAGTGTGGGAGTGACGAGTTCTTCATACATGAAACAGAGTGGATTGCAACTGGCTGCTGTGGGCTACCGTGTATTGCCCATCCGCGTCGGCCACAAGGCACCCGCTATCAGCGACTGGCAGAACAGCCACGCTTACGAGGCCATCGTGCGCGGCTGGATCGAGAAGTACCCCGACGCGGGCGTCGGCATCATCACCGAACACACGCCAGCCATCGACATCGACTGCCTCGACAAGGACATCGGCTACAAGCTGATCAAGTGGGTCGAGAACAATCTCGGCAAGGCACCGCTGCGGATCGGGCGCAAGCCGAAGGCGCTGATGGTGTTCCGCACCGACGAGCCGTTCGGCAAGATCCGGTCGAACGAGTACGTCGACTTCCTCGGCAACAAGAACGCGGTCGAGGTGCTGGCCAAGGGGCAGCAGTTCGTGGCCTACGCGACGCACCCCGACACCGGGCAGCCGTACACCTGGCCGAAGAAGTCGCTGGTCGATATCCGCCACGCCGATCTGCCGGTGCTTACCCGCGAGCAGGCGCAGGAGTTCGTTGCCTATTTCGAGAGCATCGTCCCTGCCGACTGGGAACTGTCGCGCAGGGGTGTGTCAGTGACACATAGCGAAGAGGACGAGCTGCTGACGCTGCGCCCCAAGCTGGGCCGCACGATTGACGAGATCGCCAGCTGGCTCGACACGGTCAAGAACGACGACTGGCACTACGACGACTGGATCAAGATGGGCATGGCCATCCATCACGAAACGGATGGCTCGCCAGAAGGGTTCCGCTTGTGGGACGACTGGTCTGCCCAGAGCGACAAGTACGTTCACGGCTCTTGCGGCAAGCACTGGCGCTCGTTCGGCCGCAACACCAGCGTCGCCCCGGTCACCGCCGCCTTCATCGAGGGCAAGGCCAAGAAGGTCGAGCGCGAGGAGCGCAAGAAGGGCCTCGTCGACCAGCTGGTGCAAGACCTGGTGTTCGTTCAGGTCGGCGGTAAGGCGCGCGTGATCCGTGAAGACGAACTGCAAGAGGGCCTCGACCTGTACGGCGTTGAGGATCTGACCAAGGAGTTCGCCAACCAGTGCATCCCGATTGAGGTCGAGAAGAAGAACGGCGACGTGGTCACCGAGAAGGTGAACCCGATCAAGCTCTGGCTCACGCACCCCGAACGCCGCACGGCGCGCGGCATGGTGTTCCTGCCCGAAGGCCAGAAGGTCGGCTACTACAACCTGTGGCGCGGGTTCTCCTGCGAGGCGGAAGAGGGCGACGTGGGCCAGTGGCTCGACTACGTCCATGAGGTTGTCGCCGATGGCA